TCCAAGTTCGCACGGATGCAGCTCGTCAAGGCCGGCGTTGTCAAGCCGAACGACGAAGAGCAGCGGGAACTCGACGCCGAGCAGCAGCAGGCAGCAAACGCCCCGCCCGACGCTCAGACGGTCGCGCTGCTGGCTCAGGCTCGTGAGTCTCAGGCCAACGCAACCAAGAGCGAAGCGACGGCCGTGCAAGCGCTTTCCTCTGCCGAACTCAACCAGGCGAAGGCCGCGCAGGCGATCTCGGACACGAACGCCAGCCAGTTGTCGACCATTATGGCGATGCTTCAGAACATCGAGAACCGCGTGAACGCGCAGGCTGGACAGGTGAGCCAGAATCAGCCGCAAGGCCCGATGGATGCCAAGGTAGATCAGGCGATCTCGACCGGTATCGCTGCGCCGTCGCCGGGTATTAACGCTCTGCACGGCACGCAGCAAGTCGACCCGTCCGCCCAGCAGTTGACCGCGGGCAATGCGCCGGCGCCAGTCGCGCCTCCTGTCCATGTCTCGAATCGTCCGGCTGTCGGTAAATGAGCGAGGTATCGCTTCCTGACTGGGCCGAATGCCTACTTAGCCAAGGTCCGCGATACACCATTTTCCACGGTGGCCGCGGCTCTGCTAAATCGATGTCAATGGCGACGGCGCTTGTGATCCGCGCTGCCGCTGAGCCATTGCGCATTCTGTGCTTTCGGGAAATTCAGGAATCGATCGACGAATCTGTCAAGGCGATCATTGAGCAGCGCATCAAAGACTGTGGTTTGGAAGGCTTCTTCAATATCACGAAGAAGGAAATCACGGCTCCCAACGGAAGCAAGTTCATCTTCCGCGGGTTGAGCGATGAAACGGCGACATCGATTAAATCGCTGAACGACATTGATATTGCCTGGGGCGAAGAAGCGCAGGCCATTTCTAAAGATTCGCTCGATCTCTTTCTGCCAACCATCCGGAAAGACACATCCGAGATCTGGTTCTCGATGAACCCTGAGCTGGATACTGATCCGGTCTATACGACGTTTATCCAGAAGCGCCCCGCGAATGCCAGAATCATCGAGGTCAATTGGGACCGTAATCCGTTCTGGAATGCCGCAATGGAAGCGGAGCGGCAACGGTCTATGGCCGACGATCCGGATGATTACGATCATATCTGGGGAGGGATCCCGAAATCTGCAGTCTCCGGCGCAATCTATCGTCGTGAGATGCACATGCTCGTCACAGAAAATCGTATCCGGCCGCTCGTGGCCGATCCGACGCTCGGGCTGCATGCAATTTTCGACTTGGGAATTAACGACAAGATGGCTGTCACGGTCGCGCAGGCTGACATAAGCGGCGCTCGCATCGTCGGCTATCACGAAGATAGTAACTACGCGATAGACCATTACTGCGACTGGCTGAAAGATACAGGTCGCAAGAATGCCACGATCTGGCTACCTCACGATGGCAACGCGCGCTCCGTTCAGACGGGCTTAACGACGAGGCGCAGTGTCGAAAATCTTGGTTGGCAGGTAGAAATCGTCCCTGAGATTGGCGTCGAGCCTGGAATTAAGATGACGCGGAACATGCTCAAAAATGCTTTCATCTCGGATGCTCCTGAATGCGAAATCCTCGTCGAGCACATGAGGCGCTACACGCGCGCCAAATCAGGTCATCCGAAGCACGATGAGCACTCGCATTGCGCCGATAGTGTCCGCTACCTCAGCGTGGCCATGGCTCAGTTCAAGAACGTCTCCGAGCGCAAGCGCCACAACGCCCACCTAGCGGCGAGCGTTCGAGTCATTCCGACTGTGAATCACTGGAATCGAGTCTAGACGCGCAGATCGATCACCATCGACAGCCGATCGACGGACGACTCATTTCGTACCTCGTGCATCAAATCGTTTCGGAAGTGAAACAGACGACCGGTGAGCATCTGCAATGTCTCGTCTCCGCTCGTGATGATGGCGCCCGGCTGGCCTTGAATCACCAAATGGAACCTTTTCCAGTAGCGTGTGTGCTCGGGCGTGTCGATGTGCGCATAGATTCGGCCGCCTGGACGAACGCGGTTGATCATCACACGACCGATACGCGTAGCCTGTGCGAACTGCGCCAGATCGAACACAAAGCGATGCGCCTGAGTCAATTTCGACCATGCTGGGTATGCAATCGACTCGTGCTGATCGTACCCGGCAAGCTTGTTCTGCTTGTACAGCTCGATCTCTTCCTCGCTCATTCCGGTCTGAATCTCCGGGAAGCGAAGCATGATCGTGTCGGTATCGCCAAATGGTCCTTGCGGATAGTTGCGCAGAAACGTGTCTGCCGTCCACAGTTCAGGGTCCATCGAGATTGCGAGCGCTAGGGCGCTTACGTCCATGCCGTCGCGGAGGATATGAAAGTTGCGCAATTTTTACCCCGCGTTATAGCTACCAATTACGACTCCCGGAGCGCCTTCCGGCGTCAGTTCGTCGCATCGAGATTTACCACCTTCAAGCCATTCTGACTCGTCCTCAAATCCGTGGCTTGCGGCCGCAATCTGGCGCGCTTGAGTTTCGGATTCGGCTCTGACTACGAAGCTATCATATTCGTCGTAATCGTTCGCCTCTCTGCTTAGCAGAAATAGTTTCATATCAGAATGAGATTTGGAAAACGGTGATGATGAGGAACAGAACGCCGATCGCAGCGCTCCATCCGAAAATAGTCTTGAGCACTTCACGGCCATTGCGCCGGATGTCATCGGCCAGTGTGAACGGAAACAGGATCACAAACCCTATCGCATCCATGACCGAATGACGCATCAGATAAAGCACTCGCAGCGCGGCGAGGGAAAGCAGGATGATGGCGATCAGTTTCACTTCTGTTCCTTTTCGTCGAGTTGTTTCTGAACCATGCGCCTTATCACCTCGGCTACAGAATAGCCTTCTTTATCGGCAATCTCGCGCAGGCGCTTGAGCATCGGTTCGGGTAGATAGATTTGGAATCGGTCCATGTGTGCATGTTAGACGTATATCGTCATCCTTACTAGATGAATTTATCGTATACTTGCCGAATTGCATTTTTCCACCTAAAGGTGAGCGAATGAACGAAGAACTCGACGCGCAGAAACCCGAACTTGAGCAAGAACAGCTTGAAATCGCGGCTCCCGCTTTGTTTGACGATGAAGATCAGGAGTCCCAAGAGCAAGAGCCTGCGGAGGGCGCCGAACAACCCGAAGGTGATCCCCCGTCACTGAAGGGCCAACCGGCGCCCAAGTGGGTCGCTGAGTTGCGCAAAAGCCACAAGGAGATTCTGCGCGAGAAGCGCGAACTCCAGCGGCAGAACGAGGAATTGCGCGCGAAGCTGCCGCCGCCCGTTCCGACGCTTGGCGCGAAACCGACGCTCGATCAATACGATTACGACGAAACGAAGTACGAAGAAGCGTTCAGCGCCTGGATGCAGCGGAAAGCCGCGGCAGATGCGGAAGATCAGCGGAAACTCGACGCTCAGCGCAAAGAGCAGGAGGAAGTCGAGAACTTCAAGAAATCCTATGCTGAGCGCAAGAAGTCGCTCGGTGTCGATGATTTCGAAGAATCTGAATCCGAAGTCGGCGCGATCTTGAACCAGACGCAGGCCGGTCTGCTGATGCGCGGCGCGGATGATCCCGCAGTCTTGGTCTACGCGCTCTCGAAATCGCCCGCCCGCTTGATGGACCTCGCGAAGATCACCGATCCCGTCAAATTCACCGTTGCAGTTGCGAAACTGGAGATTTCCTTGGCTACGAAGAAAACCAGCCGGCCGGCGCCGGAAGCGCGCATTACATCAGAGCGCGGAACGGGCTTCAATTCGTCGAACTCGCAGCTCGAAAAGCTTCGCGATGAAGCGGCGCGCACGGGCGACTACTCGAAAGTTGTTGCGTACAAGAAGCAGATGGCGAAGTAAGCTGCTTGCCTCATATAACGAAAAGTAGTAGAGTTTCGGAAAGCTAATTATCTCCTGACTGAGCTAAATCCTTTCAGGAGATAAGCAGCCTGCTTCACCGTATCTCAGCCCCATCGGCGCGGCATTGCCTGCGTTAGTCCTGCTGGATGCGAAATCTGTGGCGTTCTCGCCATTTATTTTCGTCTCTTTTATTAGGACTACTGCCATGAGCAATCCCCCGTCAGCACCACTTCTGTCGACCGCGAACGCATTCTCGAAAGAGGAGCGCGTCGCTTTCGAACGTCTTCTCGAAGGCTTCAATGACCAGTTGGTCATGTCGAAAGCCGTCACCGTTTTCCAGAACGATCAAACCATGATGGCTCGTGCCGGCGACATGATTCGCCGTCCGATGCCGTACATTGCGCGTTCGTTCTCGGGTCTGGACCAGACCGCCAACTTCGTCGGCAAAACGCAGTTGACCATCCCGGCCGCAATCGACACGATCCGCAGCTCGCCGTGGACGATGGACGCGACCGAACTGCGCGATGCGCTTCAAGAAAACCGCCTGGGTGACGCAGCAAAGCAAAAGATTGCATCGGACATCAACCTCGCCGTCGTGAACGCCGCTTCGACGCTCGGCACGCTGGTTGTGAAGCGTACGGTCGCGGCAACCGGCTTCGACGACATCGCCCAAGCTGACGCGTTGATGAACGAGTCGGGCATCGATTACGACGGCCGTTATTCGGTCTTCGGCTCGCGCGATTACAACGCAATGGCCGGCAACCTCGCCAGCCGTGCATATCTGGTCGAAGGCCAGAAGGCAGCGAACGCTTTCGAAATGGCAACGGTCGGCCGTCAAGTCGCAGGCTTCGAGCGCGTGCTGAAAGCTGACTACATCGCCCGTCTCACGGCTGCGGCTGGCGTGACGGTCACGGTCAACGGCGCCAACCAGTTCACCACGCCGAAGGCTCTCGCAGCATCGCCGACCGGCCCGCTTCAGTCGAACGTCGACAACCGCATTCAGAACTTGGCTATTACGGTCACGTCCGGAACGGTCAAGATCGGCGATGCCTTCACGATCGCTGGCGTGAACAACGTCCATCCGATCACGAAGGTTGATACCGGCCAGCTCAAGACGTTCCGCGTTGTGGCGATTGTCTCGGGCGCAGGCGGCACCGGTACGGTCACGATCGCTCCGGCCATCATCTCGGGTCAGGGCGGTACGGACGCGGAACTCGCGTATCAGAACGTCACGGCAACTCCGGCCTCGGGCGCTGCGATCACTTGGCTCAACACGGTTTCGGCTCCGGTCAACTGCTTCTGGAAGAAGGAAGCAATCGAAATCCTGCCGGGTCGTCTGGCTGTGCCGTCCGATCAGGGTCTCGCAGTGATGCGCGGATCGACGGAACAGGGCATCGAAATTGTGATGACCAAGCAGGCACACATCGAGACGTACAAGTCTCTGTACCGGGTCGACGCGTTCTACGGGGTGAGTGTTACGAACCCCGAGATGGCCGGCATCATGCTCTTCAACCAAACGTAAGCAAGCAAAACAGGGGCGTCCAACAGGGCGCTCCGCTTACTTTGGGAGAGCACTATGGCGACTACCAGCGAGGCGCGTGCGCTTCCTTTTTTCACTGATACCCTCGGCCAACCGCTCGAATCCGGCTCGATCTATATCGGTCAACCCGGCCTCGACCCGATGGCATACCCGGCGTCGGTGTTTTCCGATGTCGCCGAAACGATCGTCTTGGCGCAGCCTATTCGCACGGTTCACGGCCACGCCGTGTCTGCTGGCGCACAGGTGCACATGTTCTGCTCGATCCCTTACTCCATCCTGATTCTGGATGCAGCAGGGCGAACGGTCTATGCGGCGC